CCTCTGGCGCAATATCTAACTCTCAGTTAGCTAATAGTAGCCTTACAATAGGAGACAGTACTATATCGCTCGGAGGAACTGACACTACATTAACTGGCTTAACTGATATTGATCTAACATCTGGAGATAAAACTATCTTTGATGGTGTTGGTGCTTTTAATCTTACGATTGGTGCTAGTGGAACTACAGTAGTTATTCCTGGTGATCTTCAAGTAACTGGTACTACAACTACTAGTAACGTTGAGACAGTATCTACATCTAATGGTGTTATATTTGAAGGATCTGTAGCAGACGCAAATGAATTGACGTTATTAGCTGGATCATTATCTGCTGATAGAACAGTGACATTAGCTGACTTAACTGGTTATGTTGCTATATTTGCTTCAACACCTTCGACTACGATAACAGCTACACCTGCAGAACTTAATTATGTTGATGGTGTAACTTCTAATATTCAAACTCAGCTAGATAATAAAGTTGGTAGCTTATCTGATCTTGGTATCACTGCAACTGCAGCTGAGATAAATACTTTAGATGGTATAACCGCTACAACTACTGAATTGAACTTGCTTGATGGTATTACAACACTTAGTGGATCAAACACTGGTGACGAGCCTGATGCAAGTACAACTACAAAAGGTATTATAGAAATTGCAACTAACACTGAAACTCAAACTGGTACTGATACGTCTCGCGCTATCACTGCTGCTGGTTTGGCTTCTAGAACTGTTACTGCAACTATTGACGTAAGTAACACTACGTTTATATCAAACAACTTTGCTGAAATCACTCACAACTTAGGAACTGAGGACGTGATTGTTCAGCTATTTGATTCGTCAACTAAGCAAACTATTTATGCTGACGTTGCGAGAACAGATAAGCTAAATGTAGCTTCTACTAGTAAAATCAAAGTATCATTCGGTATTCCACCGGCAAATGATGTTGAGGTTTTAATCACTTCTATCAAAGGAGCATCTAGTGGAACTATAGCTTATAGCTAATATGTAAATTTAATTAATGGCATTAAAATTTTATGCACCGGTAGAGCTCGCCGATACCTCGGCAGGATTGACTTTAGATGGAGATCTAGTCATAGACACTACGTTGTTAGTAGCTGATACGACCAACGGTAGGATAGGGATAGGTACTGCTAGTCCGTCACAATTATTTCAAGTGTCGGCTAGTGGTACAAATCCATATATAAGGGTAAATGAATACGCTTACACAGGATTAGATATAGGCCAAGAAAACGGAAACGGTAATGGTATAATAAATCTAAGAGACTCAGCAGCATTAAGGATATTTACTAACGCTACTGAGCGTATGCGTATATCAGCTGACGGTAAGGTAGGTGTTGGTACGACGAACCCTAACGCACAAATGCACGTATACTCTTCTGGCAACGGAGAGATAGAAGTAGAAAGAGCATCAGGCGCTTTAATTAATCTACAGGCTCAAGCATCTTTAGGTACTATAGGTACTGATTCAAATCATCCATTACATTTAAAAACAAACGCAACCACAAGAGTAGCTATTGCGACTTCTGGCAACGTGGGTATAGGAACGACGAGCCCTGCTCAAAAGCTTCACGTAAGTGGAAGGACAAGAGTGGATAGTAATGGTCAAGCTTTTGATATAGTTGGAACTGATCATGTATACCACGCTTGGTACCCAAGAGGAACATCTGGAGGTAGAAAAGCATACATGGGTTACGCTAGTGGTAGCACTACTAGCTTCACTATAATGAATGAAGACACTGGAGACTTTAACATTGGTACTAATGGCGCGCAAAGAGTTAGAATAGCTGCCAGTGGCAATCTCCTTGTCGGCACTACTACGGACAGTGGAGAGAAATTATTTGTAAATGGAAATGCAAGAATAGATGGTAATCTATATTTAACAAGCAACATAATACACACTGGAGACACAGATACAAAAATATCTTTCGATACTGATACAATAAAGTTTGATACTGCTGGTTCAGAAAGAATCCGTATTACTTCTGGAGGCAACGTAGGTATTGGTACTACGAGTCCTAGTACTGATTTAGAAATAGGTGATAGTTCTGGTAATGCTGCTATAACAATAAACAAATCTACTAGCGGAACTGGTACTTTGTATTTTGATAATGCTGGATCTAATAAGGTTTACTTACAAGCAGACAGTGGAGAGCATTTAAGGATTGCAACTAATAATACAGAAAGAATTAGGGTAACTGATGGAGGCAACGTATTAATTGGCACAACTACGGATAGTGGTAATCGTTTACAAGTTGAGCAAAGTGGTTCTACGGCTGGTATATTGGTAAAAAACGGTACTAACCCACAAATGAGTGTTACCAACGGAACAAGTATTGGTAAATTACAAGTAATAAGTTCAAGTGGTATTACATTAGTTGGAACCGAAACAAATCATGATTTTCGTATTTATACTAATAACCTACCAAGAGCAACATTTGATACATCCGGCAACGTAGGTATAGGAACGACATCTCCTTCTTATAAGCTTGATGTTAGTGGAGACATAAGGACCACAGGTGTTTTAAGAGCAAACTCAAATGCCATAGTAGGCGGCTACATAGATTTAACTGGAGACTTTTTCCACAGAGATGATATAAAAGTATTAAACAAGGCTTCTACTAATTGGTTGATATGGGCTCAAAGAAACACTGCAGCATCTGAAGCAGTTATAAATCTAAACTATATAGGCAATATATTGCCAGGTAGCGACAGTGCATACAATATTGGTAGTAGTTCAGTAAGATTTGCAAATGGTTACTTTGATACTCTCTACGGTGACGGTAGCAACTTAACTGGTATTACAGCTACAGAAACTGATACACTAGATTCTGTAACTGGTAGAGGTTCTAGCACTACAAATAGTATTACTGTTGGTGGATTAACTGCTAGTGGAACTGGCCAGTTTGGTAGTTATGCTACAATAGGTACGTCTATTGCTGCTGGATTCATGATGGATGCTAATAACGGTGCATATAGAGCAAATGGATCATCTGGTAACAAAGGATTTTATTTTCAAAAATATAACAATGCGGGAACGCATATGTTCATTGGGCTCAATGGAACTTATGAAGGCAGAGTTGGTATAGGCACGACCTCGCCAGCGAGTACGTTTATGGTGCATAGCACTGGAACAACAGCTGTTAGTAAGCAATGGCAAACAATTATATCAGACAACAACACACTAGCAGCGGATCGCGGTGGAGGAATAATATTCAGAGGAAGATACCTAAACTCAAGTCCAGCAAATTTCTGTGGAATAAGAGCAGGCAAACTAAATAGTACAAATGGAGATGCTAATGCATATTTATCTTTACTATACGGCGCTGCCGGTACAATGACAGAAGGTGTAAGAATAAATTACAATGGTAATACACTTATAGGAACCACAACTGATTCTGGTTATAAACTTGCAGTTAATGGAGATGTGAATGCAGATGGTGATTACTACTCTAATGGAACTCAAGGTTACACAGGAACAGTGACAATACAACAACCATCACCTAATCCACCAATTAACATAGATATACAAGGTGGAATAATAACAAACGTATATTAACAAATAAAATTATGATAAACATAAACGATTTAGTAGTACCAATGAAAGGTACAGGTAAGTACTTGAATGTAAGAGTACTACCATTCGATTTAGCACCTACAACTGGAATAACTCTATATTGGGCTATTCACAAAGAAGGAACAGACACTCAAATTATTGACGAAGTGGAAACAGAAGTAATAATTCCAGGAGACAAATTATTGGAAGGAAACTTACATTACCCTCAGTCTGAGTACGATAATTGGGGTACTGACGATTCTGTAGTTACTGATTGGGCTATTGCTGAGCTTGGCTTAACAAAAGCTACTGCAGAGTAAAAAAGAAGAGAACTACGTAATAGTATATAAGTAAACTTAAATTAAAATTATATTATGGATTTAAAAATTAAAGACGAGCAACTTGCGAAGTTGCAAGCATTGGTTAATCAGATCAACAACATGCAAATGGAGTTAGGTCAAGTTGAAGCTAGAAAGTATGACATCATTGGCTTAATGCCAGCTGCTCGAAAAGAGTTAAATGACTTTCAAGCTGAGTTAGAAAAAGAGTACGGTAAGGTTAGTATTAATATCCAAGACGGTACTATTAAGCAGCCTGAAGATGAAACTAATTCGTAAGATTAGTATCGGAAAAGACTATAAGAATGACGCAATGCACTACTCCGTAGGCCAAGAGGTTTACGGAGGGCATGTCATTTGCGATATAGTTGAAGACGAAACTAAGTACAGTATATACATAAAAAAAGACGAAGAGGTTTTGCCTTGGAAAGACTTTAACAAAAATATGGCTGTATCAGTTGAGTACAATCTAGAATACTAATGAGAAGTACGTTTTATTATTTAATAAAACCTAAAGGCGAAAGATACAACAATACAAAGAAAGTAGGTGATAAAGAGCTAATACTAAATACTGAGATATTTAATCATCAATATATAAGTAGACAAGCTATAGTCGTTGGACTACCTACAGAATTTGATACACCAATAAAAGAAGGTGACGAAATAATCGTTCACCATAACCTATTTAGAAGATGGCATAATGCTAGAGGTCAAGAGAAAAATAGCACTGGCTATATAAATGAAGATCTTTATAAAGCTAGTGACGATCAAGTTTATGCGTACAAAAGAGATGGTGTATGGAAGTCTTTACCGGGTTATACATTTGTAAAGCCAGTAGGAGATTTAACAGGAAAAGTTGTTCACTCAGATATTTACAACGAAGGAGATATAGTAGGTTATAGGCCTGTAGGTGAATACGAGTTCACCATAGACGAAGAAAAACTATATAGACTTAAAACAGAATTTATTACAATTAAATATGAATATCAAGGAGAAGAAAAGCAACATAATAGAAGCTGGATATAAAGCAGTTGAAGAACTGATTAAAGTTGCTGAAGAAAAAATCATAACTAATACAGAAGACGACGTATCTGCCGATAGATTAAAGAATGCAGCCGCTACAAAGAAGTTAGCAATTTTTGACGCGTTTGAAATACTAACAAGGATTGAAGAAGAAAAAGCTTTGCTAGAAAACAAGACTGTTGAAAAAACTAAAACTACTTTTACTGGGTTTGCAGAAAGAAAGAGCAGATAATGTACGAGCAAAGTTTAGTTAAAACCATAGAGCCAATACGTATTAATACGCTTAAAAGACTTAACAAGTCTAAAAGTTGGGAGTATGGTTACAATAAAGAGCACGACATTGTTGTTATAAGTAAAACGGGTCAGATAGGTGAAGTAATAGAAATACAAAACCTAAAGATAGCACTACCGCCAGCGCCTAAAGAAATTAAGCGTTGGGATAACAACAAATGGAACGTAGAAGATCTTCCTAAAGACTTATCAAATATCAAGACTATATTTGACTGGAGAAACTTGCCTGACAACTTTAAAGAACAATGGGTTGATTATATTGAAGGTGAGTTTAAAAAAAGGGAAGAAGGCTTTTGGTTTTACAATAATAGTAAACCAACGTATATAACAGGCAGTCACTATATGTATCTACAATGGTCCAAGATCGACGTAGGTAAGCCAGATTATAGAGAAGCAAATAGATTATTCTTTATATTTTGGGAAGCATGTAAAGCTGATAACAGATCTTACGGCATGTGTTACCTTAAGAATCGACGTTCAGGATTTTCATTTATGGCTTCTAGTGAAACAGTTAGTTCAGCTACAATAACGTCAGACTCTAGATATGGTATATTGTCTAAGTCTGGTAGTGATGCTAAAAAAATGTTCACTGATAAGGTAGTTCCAATATCAATCAACTACCCTTTCTTCTTTAAACCAATACAAGATGGTATGGATAGGCCAAAAACAGAATTAGCTTATCGTGTGCCTGCAAGTAAAATAACTAGAAAAAGAATGTCATCGTCTGAGCAATTGGAAGACATGCAAGGACTTGACACAACAATAGACTGGAAGAACACAGGTGATAACTCGTATGATGGTGAAAAGCTTTCACTATTAATTCATGACGAGGCCGGCAAGTGGGAAAAGCCAGAAAACATATTGAATAACTGGAGAGTAACAAAAACAACTCTCAGACTTGGTAGCAGAGTAGTAGGCAAGTGTATGATGGGTTCAACATCTAATTCATTAGATAAAGGAGGATCAAACTTCAAAAAGCTTTACTACGAATCAGACGTTACCAAGAGAAATAAAAATGGACAAACAAGCTCAGGCTTGTATTCTTTGTTTATACCAATGGAGTGGAACTATGAAGGTTTCATGGACGAATATGGTTACCCTGTATTTGACACTCCAGACAAACCAGTTAAAGCGCCAGACGGTGGAGAGATAGAGGTTGGAGTTATTGAGCACTGGGTGAATGAAGCAGATGGTTTAAGAAACGATCCAGATTCATTGAATGAATTTTATCGACAGTTTCCTAGATCAGAAGAGCATGCATTCAGAGATGAAACAAAGAATAGTATATTTAACTTAACTAAAATATACGAGCAGATAGATTACAATGAGGAGATGGCAAAGCCTATTAAAGGAAACTTTCAATGGGTTAATGGCGTGAAAGATACAAAAGTATTATTTGTGCCTGATAATAGTGGAGGACGATTTAACGTATCATGGGTACCGGGTGTTCACCTGCAAAACAAAATGATTACGAAAAACGGTTTAAAATATCCTGGCAACGAACATATAGGAGCTTTTGGATGTGACTCATACGATATATCAGGAACAGTAGATGGTAGAGGTTCTAAAGGTGCGCTGCACGGTCTTACTAAGTTTAGTATGGAAGATGCGCCACCAAACACATTCTTTTTAGAATATATAGCTAGACCTCAAACATCAGAGATATTCTTTGAAGACGTATTAATGGCATTAGTATTTTATGGCATGCCACTACTAGCAGAGAATAACAAACCAAGATTATTATATTATTTAAAGAGAAGAGGATATAGAGGCTACTCTATGAATAGACCAGATAAAACTTGGAACAAGCTTTCAGTAGCAGAAAAAGAAATTGGTGGTATACCAAACTCTAGTGAAGACATTAAACAAGCTCACGCATCAGCAATTGAAAGTTATATCACTAGCCACGTAGGCTTGCAAGAAAATGGAGACTATGGTAACATAGCTTTTAATAGAACGCTAAACGACTGGGCTAGATTTGATATAAACAAAAGAACGCAGTTTGACGCTACGATTAGCTCAGGACTTGCGATCATGGCTTGCAACAGACATATGTACGAGCCAAAGCAACAAAAAACAACTACAACTTTAAATTTTGGATTTACTAAATACAATAACAAAGGAACACTATCAAAAATAATTGACAAATGATTAAGACTAAAACTAAATCCGTTTTTCCTAGTCAGGCAGTGCCTGATGAAGAGAAGTCAAGCTTAGACTACGGACTTCAGGTTGCTAAAGCAATCGAGGCGGAGTGGTTCAATAGAGATGGTGGTACTTCTAGATATTATGACGCAAAGAATAGATTTCATGAGCTTAGGTTATATGCTAGAGGCGAACAATCTATTCAAAAATATAAAGATGAATTATCTATAAATGGTGATTTATCTTATTTAAACTTAGACTGGAAACCAGTACCTATTATACCTAAGTTTGTAGATATTGTAGTAAATGGTATTTCTGAGAGACTTTATAAAATAAACGCTTTCTCTCAAGATCCAGCATCAGTACAAAAGAGAACTGAGTACGTTGAGTCGATGCTTGAAGACATGCGTCTTAGAACATTCAAGGACACAATTAAACAGCAAGCAGGTATTGATATGTTTAATAATGATCCAAGCAATCTGCCTGATGACGAGGACGAGCTTTCTGTGCACATGCAGTTAGAGTACAAGCAAAGCATAGAAATAGCTCAAGAAGAAGCACTAGACAACATATTCAACTTAAATAAATACAGTCTAACAAAGAAAAGATTAGACTATGATCTAACTGTACTTGGTATTGCTTGCGTTAAAAACGGATTTAATACAGCAGAAGGAATAACTATTGAATATGTTGATCCTTCTAATATTGTGTATTCATATAGTGAGTCTCCTTATTTTGACGATATGTACTACATCGGAGAGGTAAAAAGAATAACTATAACACAGCTTAAAAAACAATTTCCTAATTTAACGCCAGAGCAAATTGAAGACATAGAAAGTAAATATCAGTCTTCTAATAATGATAGATTTAATTATTATCCAGAGCATCGCCAAGACAAAGACTACGTAAATGTTTTGTATTTTGAATATAAGACATTTAATACTCAAGTTTATAAAATCAAAGAAACTGCAACTGGTGCTGAGAAAGTAATTCAAAAAGCAGATACATTTAATCCACCAAAAGATCAAAGATCTAGATTTGATAGAGTATCAAGATCTATAGAAGTTTTATATTCTGGTGTGAAAATATTAGGACATGATGTTATATTAGATTGGAAGCTGTGTGAAAACATGACTAGACCAAAGTCTGATATAACTAAAGTCAGCATGGGTTACAGCGTTGTAGCTCCAAGAATGTACAAAGGTAGACCCGAGTCGCTAGTTAGCAGAATGATGTCATTCGCTGATATGATTCAGTTGACACATTTGAAGTTGCAGCAAGTTATGTCTCGTATGGTACCAGATGGAGTTTATTTAGACGCTGACGGTATTGCTGAGATTGATTTAGGTAACGGAACAAACTACAATCCACAAGAAGCATTGAATATGTATTTCCAAACTGGTAGTATCATTGGTAGATCAATGACCCAAGACGGAGACTTCAACAATGCTCGTATGCCGATACAAGAGTTGCAGACCAGTGGAAGTAATGCTAAGATTAGTGCGTTAATTAATTCTTACAACTACTATCTACAAATGATAAGAGATGTTACAGGATTAAACGAAGCAAGAGATGGTAGCAAGCCAACAGAGGCTTCACTAGTAGGCTTACAAAAGCTGGCAGCGGCTAATTCCAATGTAGCAACTAAGCACATTCAAGACGGTGGATTATACTTGACGTTAAAGACAGCAGAGGCTTGTTCGCTTAGAATATCTGACGTATTAGAGTATTCTAATTCTCAAAATCAATTTATACAATCTTTAGGTAGATTTAATGTTGGAACACTTACTGAAGTTGCACAACTACATTTGCATGATTTTGGTATATTCTTAGAGATAGAACCAGATGAAGAAGATAGAACTAGATTAGAGAATAATATACAAATGGCACTGCAGCAGCAAGCAATAAATCTTGAAGATGCTATTGATATTAGAGAAGTTAGAAATACTAAGCTAGCTAATCAAGTCCTTAAAGTGCGAAAGATCAAGAAGTTAGGACTAGATCAAGCGTTGAAAGAAAGAAATATCCAAATGCAAGCTCAAGCTAATCAGCAATCTGCAACAGCTGCAGCAGAGGCAGAAGTACAAAAGCAACAAGCATTAGCATCTACTGAAGTTCAAATAGAAGAAGCAAAAGCTCAGTTCGAAATAATGAAGATGGAAAGGCAAGCTGCTATTAAATTTGAACTAATGCAAAAAGAATTCGAACTTAACATGCAACTTAAAGATGTGGAAAGTCGAGTGATTAATGATAAAGAGAAATATAAAGAAGACCGTAAAGATGAAAGAACAAAAATTCAAGCATCGCAACAGTCTGAATTAATAGAGCAAAGAAAAAACAATTTACCGCCAAAAAGGTTTGAATCAGCAGGATTTGACAACTTAGGTGGATTTGACTTGGAGCAATTTGAACCAAGATAATTTTTTAAACAATCATTTTTATAGTATTTTATTATGGAAGAAAACATGGAAGAACAAGTTGTTGATAATCAAGAATCAACAAACGAAGTTCAAGAAGAACAACCAAAAACAACGCAGATCCTAGAGGATGGTACTTATAGAGTAGATCTATCTATGGCAAGCGAAGAGCCGACTAAGGCAGTACAACCAGAGCCAGAAGTTGAAGCAGTTCAAGAACAACCAGAAGAACAGGATGTTCCTGTCGTTGAAGAAGTTATTGACGAGCCTGAGACCGAAGTTCAAGTAGAGCAAACTATCGAAGAACCTCAACGTGAAGAGGTTATTGAAACATCTAGCCAACCACAATCAAACGTACCAGAAGGAATTCAAAAGTTAATTAACTTTATGGATGAGACTGGTGGGACTATTGAAGATTACGCTAGATTAAATGCTGATTACAGTGGAGTAGACGATAAGGCTTTACTAGCAGAGTACTACAAGTCGACTAAGCCTCACTTAACCCGTGACGAAATCGATTTTATTATTGAAGACAAATTTCAATACGATGAAGACATGGATGACGAGAGGGATATAAGAAGAAAGCAACTCGCATACAAAGAAGAAATCGCAAATGCTAAAAGCCATTTAGAAGGCATGAAGTCTAAGTATTACCAGGAACTTAAGTTAGGTTCTAAGTTGACTAAAGACCAACAACAAGCTATCGAATTCTTTAATAGGTATAGCGAAGAGCAAAAACAGGTAGAAGAACTAACTGCCAAACAGCAAGCACATTATAATACCGAGACGAACAAAGTGTTTAACCAAGATTTCAAAGGTTTTGATTTTAAAGTTGGTGACAAAAAATTTCGTTACAATGTAAAAGATGTTGCTGAGACTAAAGAAGCCCAAAGCAATGTATTAAACGCTTTTAGTAAATATGTTGATAAGAACAATTTACTCAGTGATGCTAAAGGCTATCACAAGTCTTTATTTGCTGCAAGAAACCCAGACGCTCTAGCAAGTCATTTCTATGAGCAAGGCAAAGCCGATGCGATAAAAGAAATGACAGCGCAGGCTAAAAACATTAATGTCGATAATAGAAAGACTAACGACGGATTTGTTCAAGCTGGTGGAACTAAAGTTAGAGTTATTAGTGGTGAAAATAGTTCAAGCACAAAATTAAGATTAAAAAACTATTAAAACTAAAAACAAAAAATTATGGCAACCGCAACTTTTTCAGGACCTGCTGCCGCTGGTATAGTAAGTCCTGCTTATTCAAAAATGACCCTAGCGTCTAACTATTTAGATATTCAAAACAATGGTTGGGCGCAGCAATATCTACCTGAGCTTTATGCTGAAGAGGTAGATCGTTACGGAAACAGAACTATTTCTGGTTTCTTAGCAATGTTAAGCGCAGAAATGCCTATGCAATCTGATCAAGTTATTTGGTCTGAGCAAGGCCGTTTGCACTTAGCTTATACTGCAACTGTTTCTACAGCTGATGGTGTTATCACTTCTGTTTTAAACGTTGACACTGGATCTGCTGAAGCTCACGCTGTGCGCAAAGGTGCTACTGTTGTAGCTGAAGTTGAAGGAGTAGTATTCAAAGCATTAGTTACTGCTGGTGTTGAAGCTTCTACTAGTACTTTAACTATTAAGCCTTACGCTGCTGAAAACGTAGATGATTTATCTGGAATCACTGCTGCTTCTTCTCAGACTATTAAGTTCTTCGTTTATGGTTCTGAGTTCGGAAAAGGAACTGACACTATGACTGAGTCTATCGAGCCTAGCTTCAAGACTTTCACTAATCGTCCAATGATCATCAAAGATCACTTTGAGGTTAACGGTTCTGATACTGCTCAAATCGGATGGATCGAAGTAGCTGGTGAGTCTGGACAAGGTGGTTACTTGTGGTACTTAAAAGCTGCTGGTGACACTCGTACTCGTTTCAACGACTACTTAGAGATGTCTATGGTTGAAGCTGAGAAAGCTGACGCTGCTTCTTTAGTTGGAGTTGAAGGTACTGAAGGTTTATTCTCTGCTATTGAGAATCGCGGTATCGTAGCTACTAACTTAGTAGATTCTGCTACTGATGCTTTAGCTGATTTCGATAACTTATTAGCTGAATTAGATAAGCAAGGTGCTATTGAAGAGAACATGCTTTTCTTGAATCGTGCTTCTAACTTAATCTTTGACGGAATGTTGGCTAACTTGTCAGCTGGAACTCAAGGTGGTACTGCTTATGGAGTATTCGAAAACTCTGAAGATATGGCTTTGAACTTAGGATTTACTGGTTTCCGTCGTGGTTCTTATGATTTCTATAAGACTGATTGGAAATACTTAAACGACGCTTCTACTCGTGGACACGTTGGTGGAATTCAAGGTGTATTAGTTCCTGCTGGTACTTCTTCAGTTTATGATCAAATGGTTGGAGCTAATGTTCGTCGTCCATTCTTGCACGTACGTTACAGAGCTGGTCAAGCTGATGATCGTAAGATGAAGTCTTGGGTTACTGGTTCAGTTGGAGGTGCAGTATCTTCTAGCATCGACAAAATGGAAATCCATTACTTGTCTGAAAGATGTCTAGTAGTTCAAGCTGCTAACAACTTCGTATTATTGAAGTAATCATATTTAAAGATACGGGCGCCTTCGGGCGCCTGCGTCTTTATATTTTTTAATTTATTATTTTATTTTATCATGAAAGCAAAAACAAATTCGACCACCGATGTGTGGCAAATCAAAGACAGATTGTACGAACTGAGAGGAAACAAAATTCCACCAGTTTATATTATAAGATCAAGATCTCTTTACTGGTTCGACCCTGAGCTACAGATGGAAAGAGAAATAAAGTATTGTAGAAATCAACAAACAGTATTCGTAGACGAAATGAAAGGTCCTCAAAGATTAGGACACATCGTATTTAGAAACGGAAAACTATTAGTTGAAAAAGAACAAACAATGCTACAGAAGTTTTTATCATTATATCACCCAGATAGAAACTTGTTGTTTGAAGAATACAACGCAGAAAAAATTGCAGAGCAAGACATTGATATTCTAGAAATGAGACTAGACGCAATGAACGCTGCTAACTCTTTAGAAATAGATAGAGCTGAAGCAATACTAAGAACAGAGTATGGTAATTCAGTGTCTAAGATGACTTCTAAGGAGCTTAAAAGAGATTTATTAATATTTGCTCAAAACAATCCTATTTTATTCTTAGAATTAGTTAATGACGAAAACATTAATATTAGAAATATAGGTATTAAAGCTGTTGAAGCAGGTATTATAAAACTATCAGAAGATCAAAGAACATTCAAGTGGGGAAGTAACGGTAGAAAATTAATGACCGTACCATTTGATGAAAACCCTTATTCGGCGCTTGCCGCATACTTCAAGACTGATGACGGTATCGAGATATACCAAACAGTTGAGAAAAAACTAAAATAACAAATGTAGTCAAGGGCGGGGCAACTCGCCCTTAGGCTATAATTAAAAAGAAATTATGGCTATCAACGTAAATAAAGTTTATAAATCCGTCCTATCTATACTTAATAAAGAACAGAGAGGTTATTTAACGCCTTATGAGTTTAACAACTTGGCTAGGCAAGCTCAATTAGAAATGCTTGATGGATTATTCTATCAGTATAATCAGTTTTTAAACATTGAAAATTTTAATAGAACAAACGAAGGTTACGCTGATTTAGCCGAAAAAATCCACGAACAGATTGACGTGCACTACAAAGATCACGCATTCGTTGTTTCAAGTGATTACAATACTACGACGGGAGTTGCTAACTTGCCGTCTGATGTTTATAAAGTATTAGATATAACATCTAAATCAAAGAGCATACAGTTAGAAAAGGTAAATAAAAATAGAATACCTTATTTAACATCTTCAAAGCTAACTGCTCCAAGCTCTACATTTCCTATTTATTATGAAACTGGCGCATCAGGTTCTGTTGCTTCTACAATTGTTACTAATCCAGCAAATTTGAGTGGACTAGAAATATCTTATGTAGCAAAGCCTGAAGATCCAAGATTTGGTTATACTGTAGATACTAACTATGGTACAGAGATATACGATAGTAATCCATATGTTGAAGGCGGTATCATATTAGGCACTAGAAATATAGGAATAGTTAGCAGTAACCAAACCGATATAACGGCTGCTCAAGAATATACAGTAACCGTTGGAAGCGATGGCGTAACTACTGATTCTGCAGCAGGTACAGGTGCTGTTATAAAACTAACTTCAACTGGCACTTCGCCGAACTTTACGATAACAAAAGTAGAAGTTACATCTGCTGGCTCAGGATTTTTAGTTGGAGATACTATTACTATACCAAGCACAGTTATAGCAAATACTGGTGATGATAATATAGTTTTAACACTTAGAGTGCAAGATCTTTATCAAACAACAAATCAAGGTTCAACTAATTTCACTTTACATTCTTCATTAGAATCTGAGCTTATATTGACTATACTAGGATATGCTGGATTAATTATAAAAGATCCATCAATAGTATCTGGAGTCGCAGAAATAGCATCATCTAATGCAATTAATAAAAAACAACAATAATAAAACATGGGACTATTAGGAACAACTACTGCAGAACAATATTATAGCCTTGGACAAAGATTTGAAACTACGGCCGCTCAAGCTACAAGTGGTGAATATCAATTAACGGTACAAGAGTTGCCAGAGGTAATAGATGATTTTATTATTGAAGACGATGGAATAGAGGTTAACCAGAGCAACTATTCATATAATGCCGCAACAGGATTAATAACGTTTAGCTCTAGCTTACCTGCTGAAAGTTCAGTGGTGCAAGTTAGTTTTATTGATAGATCTTTAGGCGATTATAGATATATAAAGTTTGAAGATATTATAAACAACTTCGTATATGGATATACTGGCGAAGGAAAAGTAATAAATAAAATTAAAAGATCTGAAGTTATATTTCATGCTAAGCGTGGTATTCAAGAGTTTGCATACGATATTTCTAAAGTTGAAAAAATTCAAGAATTAGATGTACCACCAAACTTAACTTTACCTATGCCGCAAGATTACGTTAAATACACGATGTTGTCTTGGGTTGATGAATCTGGCTTGGAGCATCCTATATTTCCAGCAAAAGAACTAACTAGTAGACCTTCGCAATCTGTAGCTCAAGATGACAATGGTAATTACTTATTTAATTCAGATGGATCAGTTACAGAAATAAGTCCATCAACTACTGAAGGAAAATTTGCTAA